GATCTTATCCACAGTCTCCACATCGCTTCGCAGCCGATGCTCGTCCTCGAAGGGTGGGACGACCAAACGAAGGACATGGCTATCAGCGTTAATTACGCGATGGCGACCCAGCCGGGTAACAAGGTCTATTACGTGGAGCCTGCGGCAAGCGCGTTTGAGGCGCAATCGGCTGAGATCCAGGAGTTGCAGCAACAGATGGCGACACTCGGCATCAGCACGCTGAGCCAGCAAAAGTTTGTTGCTGAGTCTGCTGACGCTCGCCGTTTAGATCGAATTGACACCAACTCAATGTTGTCGATGGTGTCGATGGATCTGGAGTCTGGCCTGCAGAAGGCTTACAACATGGCTGCTGACTATCTGGGTCTTGAACCGCCTGAGGTGAAAATCAGCCGTGACTTCGACTTGCAGCGTCTGATTGGCCAAGACATTGCAGCAATGGCCCAGCTGTTTGAGGACAACGTGATTGATCGCGAAGAGTTCCGCGACATGCTGGTGCAAGGCGAAATCCTGCCAACGGCTGCAGAACGACCCACTGAAGAGCCTGAACCTGTTTCTACGCCTGAACCGGTTGAACAAGGCCCATCGGAAGATCAGATCAATCTTCTGATCAACGCTTTAATGCAATAAAACGATGGCAGATCAAAGCGGCCTCACCCTTGCTCAAGTAGCTGTTCTGGTAAAGCTCGCCAAAAAGGTTGGTGAGATCAACAGCATGCACTCCGGTGTTGGCCCACCGAGTGAGCAAGGCACAAATGGCGATTTTTACATCGACATTCTGACCAAGCGGTTATACGGGCCAAAAACCGAGTCCGGTTGGGCAGGCCAGCCTGTTGCTATTGGCACGGCAGACGAGACCGGAACCCCAAGACCCACCGCACCAAGAACTGCACTAAATGGTGACGGCACTCTTGCTGCTGGTTCAGGAGCCCAAGGCCCACAAGGTGAGCGAGGCCCAGAAGGGCCACAAGGGGCTACTGGCGCTACAGGCGCAACCGGAGCTACTGGTGCTACTGGTCCTCAGGGTCCAGCGGGTGCTGACGGCGCAGATGGCGCTGACGGCGCAGATGGAGCAACAGGCGCACAAGGACCGCAAGGCGCTACGGGTGCTCAGGGTCCACAAGGTGATACAGGATTGACGGGGGCCACTGGTGCTACTGGTGCTGCAGGTGCAGCTGCAACGATTGCTGTTGGCACAGTCACGACAGGAGCTGCAGGTTCTTCAGTCACGGTGACAAACAGCGGCACATCTGCTGCTGCAGTTTTCGACATTTCTATTCCTCGTGGGGCTACAGGCGCTGCGGGCTCAGATGCGTTTGTGGCTGTTGGCACCACAGCTCAACGCCCTGGATCTCCTGCAACAGGCGCTATTCGCTACAACACCACCGAAAATCGGTTTGAGGGCTACAACGGCAGCGCCTGGCTCAACCTATCTCCCGCCAACGTGGATGAGCTAGGTAGCACGGTTTAGACTTATACAAACACCTTTTTAGTTATGGCTAAGTCTCTGGACAGGGTTTTACAAGCTGACGGTTCCTACAAGTGGGAACTTGTTGATTCCTGGGATCCTGCTTCTGAAAAGAAAGCAGAACCTGCTGCAAAACCTGCTGCTAAGCCCAAAGCAACCAAGAAAACAAAAGCTAGTAAAGTAGAAGAGTAACTTCACTCTTAATAATGGAAGAGCAAGTCATCCAGGAGACGTCCGTGGCGCCTTCTGAACAGCCCGTGGCTGAGACTGAAAACACTGTCAACATTGATGTTTCTGCTTACGAGCAGCAAATTAAAGCCCTCCAACAACGTGCCAGCGAAGCCGAGGACAAGTTCCAAGGCGTTAAAAGCAAGTTAGATGAGGTCTACAAGAAACAAAAAGACGATCGGCGTAAAACGCTGGAAGACCAAGGGCAGTGGAAAGATCTCTGGGAAGAGGCCAACAAGACTGCTCAGGAAAAGGATCAGCAAATTGCTGAGCTTGAGCGCAAGCTGCTGGATCTTCGGGCTTCTAACGAGACCGCAGCCATGAAAACGACTGCGCTGTCTGCAATTAGCGAAGCTGGAGCGATCAACGCCAATCAGATGCTGCAGCTTGTTCAGAGCAACCTGACCAAAACTGAAGATGGCAGCATCAAAGTGTTGAATGGCGGCGTCGAAGAAGACATCAATGTCTACTTGGCCAAGCTGAAAAATCCTGGCTCTGGCTATGAGCATCACTTCAAGCCCAGCACTCAAGCTGGCATGGGGGCTAAGCCAACTACAGGAACTGCTGGTGCCGCAGGTATCGCTAATCCTTGGTTGGAAGGTAGTATTAACTTAACCAGGCAAATGGCCTTGGAAGCTACCGATCCTGACCTTGCAGCAGTGCTCAAGCGAGAGGCCGGTAAATAGTCCCCGTGGGACACCACTTCAAGTCCGTGACTTGAACCCCCGCACACCTAACTCCCGAATAAGAAATGGCCGCTCCATTTCAGAATTATTCCGGCGGTGTCCTTCTGGCGGACATCGTAAAAAGGAATAATCTCAGCACCTATGTGGCTGAGGCAATCAAAGAACGCAGCCAGTTCATCAAATCTGGCGCTGTGGTGCGTAATGCACTGCTCGACGCCCGTGAAGGTGGCACCCGGATTCAGGTTCCTGAGTTCAACCCCGTTGCACCGACCGAAGAGATCTTCGACGGCACCGCAACTTGGGGCACCAGTGGCGCTGGTTATCTGACCCCTCAAAAGGTCGGCACCGGAACCCAGATTGCATCCATCGTTCACCGTGGTTTTGCCTACGCCGTGGATGACGTTGCAGTTCTGGCTGCTGGTGAAGACCCGATGCTTCACATCCGCAACCAGCTGGCTGACGCCATCAACAAGCTGAACACTGCTCGCCTGTTTGAGCAGCTGACCGGCCTGTTCCACACTGCCCTCAACGGCCACCGCCTTGAGAAGCAACTGGGTGGTTCCGGTTCTACCGGCGAATCCAACTACCTGACCGCTGCAACCGTTGCAGAAGCTCGCTCCAAGCTGGGTGAGCGCGGTGAGGAAATGGACCTTCTGATCGTTCACCCCTCCGTGGCTTACTACCTGTATCAGGTGGGCCTGCTGACCTTCTCTACCTCTGCACTTGCTGCTTCTGGCGCGGTGACCTGGGGTGGCGGCGGTGTTGGCGTCGGTGCTCGTGAAGTTGGTGAGTTTGCTGGCTGTCGCGTCATCGTTGACTCTCAGGTCAACATCAACGACCCGACTTCTACTGGCAACCGTCAGGAGTTCCGCTGCTACATGATGAAGTCCGGCACCATCCTTGAGGGTGTGCAGCAGGATCTTCGGATTGAAGCTGACCGCAACGTGCTGTCCAAGCAGGACGTTCTGTCTGTGGATTATCACTCCGCTTATCACGTGATGGGCACCAAGTGGTCTTCCGCTTCTGACAACCCCACCAACGCAAACCTGCGTACCGGCAGCAACTGGGCTGCTACCTACGACATCGACCTCATCCCCATGGTTGAGATCTTCGTCAACACTCCTCTGGATAACGGCCTCAAGTCCTGATCCTGACGAGACAAATGGCCCTACCATTAGGTGGGGCCTTCCCTTTTTGCTGACATGGCTGCCACGATCAACGCCACGCTCCAGAGTGAGACAGCCAACAGCTACGTGACGTTGGCTGAAGCCAACACGTATTTTGAAACCGTCCCAAGCAGCACGCAGTGGGACAACAAGTCTGACGACAACAAAAACCGTGCATTGATCTCAGCTACGCGCTGGATCGACACGTTGAACTTTTACGGTGATCGTTGCGATCAAAGCCAAGCATTGAGCTGGCCTCGCAACAACTATCACGTGGATCGTGTTGAGCTTGCTTGCTCTGCGATTCCAAACGACATTAAATACGCTACCTATGAGCTAGCGAACGCGCTGGCCAATGACACGGACTCGATTACGGGGACTACCGGCGATACGGGACTATACAAATCCGTCAAACTCGGAGAAATGGAGGTCGAGTACAACACTTCTAGTCAGGCTACTGGAACTGTTAACAACGTATTCGACGTTTATCCTTGGCTTCAGTCTTATCTCGGCGCTTACTGTTTGGGCGGCAGCGGTTCGTATCAAGTCCGCACTGTAAGGGGGTGACATGGCTGGAGCGCTCGACAGTCTTTTTAAGAACGTTGCCAAGCAGGTCGTTGCGGATCTAGGCAAATCGTTAGATACGACGATTACTTACACGCGCAAGGCTTCTGCTAGTTACAGCCTTGCGACTGGTGCTGTGACTACGACTGACACAAGCTATTCGTTTGACGCTCCAATCGAATTTATTGCTTCTGACGAGGAAAGTGGCTATCAGGAAAACACTGCTCGTCTTTACATAACTCCTGATCAGATTGGCGACAATCAGGCGACATTGCAGGACGAGGTGTCATTGCAATTTGCTGGATCGGCAAGGACAGCCAGGATTCAAGATATTCGCACGTTTAGAGGCGATCAAGAGTATATGTATATCCTTCGGGTGGTGTTCTGATGACGCTTGTAAACGCTAGGGCTGCACTTGAGACTGCAATCAACACTGCAGTAACAGACGCGGATGCCACGGTTTCAGTGGTGTTCGACAACATGCCGTTTACAACGCCTGGCAAGACAAAAAAGTACGTGATGGTGACGATCAACTTTGATCAGTCAACGATCCAGCCTCATGGTGCTGCTATTGATCAATACGCTGGAACGGTGCAATGTGGCATTTTTACGCCAAGAAACAAGGGTAGTGCTGCGGCTGCTGCGATTGCAGAGTCAGTTATTGATGGTTTGACCTCTGTAAACGCTTCTGGTTACACGGACACGTATTCAGCAAAACCCCGTGTCGGCCAAGTCAATGGCCCCACTGCAGTAACTGATGAAAACAACAGTCATTTCGTCAGCGTGGTTAGCTGTCGATTTACTGCGGTCTAATGGCTAAGCCGATTACTGAGCTGACCAAGGATATTCGCAAGTTGATTGAGGATGGACGGGCAGCGGCAGGTCCAGAGATCGTTTTTAGCCTGCAAAAGGCTGGCCCCTGGTGGACCGGAAACTTTGGTGAGCTGTGGGAGCTTAGCCCTGCGCCAGTTAAGCCAGTAGTAAGCAATCAACGTGACTGGGAAGACCCCAATCTTCCTAGTGCCAGAAGCTTTCAAAAACGTCCTGCTTTAAAAATTCCAATCAATAGTCCTTTATATATTGGCAACTTGGCTGATTATGCGGGATATGCGGTCAATAATCCGCAAGCAAAGCTTGACGGCAAGACATACGGAGAAGCTAGACCGCCATTGCGAAGTACAGCACCTAGCGGTCCACGTTGGTACAAGATTTATACAGAGACGAGTAGGGATACGGGCTTGTTTCTTGATCTAGACAAAGCATTTGCATCTGTGCGCTTGGGGTAAGCTATATTGTGCTAGTTGACTGAGTTTTATGGCTGAAGCACGCGCAATCGACAAGCTGTGTAAGGCGTTCAGCGTTGAAGAGCGCAGCAGCTACACGATCAAAAAGGGTGATGAAGTCATTATCAAGCTGTACTGGAAGCCTTTGACGATTGCTGATCGGGACTCGATCAACAAGACCATGAAGGCCTTGAACTTGGGGCGGACAGAGGACAACTTGGATTTTGCGATCCAAATGTTGATCCGTAAGGCTGAAGACGAAGCTGGAAATCGGGTGTTTTCGGACGGCGACCGCGCCAAGATTCAGAACCGGCTTCCGATGAGCATTGTTCTGGACATTATGACCAAAATGCAGGGCATGGAAGAGGTGGAAGAAGCAGACGAGCTTAAAAGCGACTCTTGAGCAGGATAATTACCTGTTCTTGCAGTTTTTGATTGCTGAAAAGCTAGGAATGACGCTGGGTCAGCTGCGCTCCACGATGTCAGTCAAAGAGCTGTACGGCTGGAGCGCGTATTTGACGTTGAAGGCTGAGCGAGAGGAGAAGGAGATGGAGAAAGCTCGTCAGCAGGCTCAGTTTCGGAAGGTGCGCTAACCTGAAGGCAATGTCTTCGGGTTAGTCGTGGCCGCTGAATACGAAGTCAATATCAAGTTAAACACGCAGCAAGTTGAGCGGCAGTTGAAATCGATTGACACCCGTACAAAACGTACGGGAAGAATGGCGACAGAAAATATAAACGCACTTGCAAAAGCCCAGGACAGGCGTGCTCGTTTGATGAATAAAATCAACGAGCTTGAATCGAAGGGATTGAATGTTGCAAAGCTTAGAAAGCAGATGGGTAGGGCTACAGAAGAGCTTGCAAAAAGGCGATTTGGTTCTTTGCAACAAGAATTTCGCTTGTTGACAAGGACTGTTCGGTTGGAGGAATCAAAATTAAGAATTTTGCGTCAACAACGGCAAGGATTTCCGGCCAGCCCTCTTCGTGGAACAGCAGCAATGCCGGGTTCACCTGCTCAAATTGCAGCCTCAGCAAGGGCTGGTGGACCAAGTAGTCCTATCGGGGGAGCCGCAAGCATTGCAGGATCACCTGCTGCTCGCAGGGTCAGAAGGCAGCGTCTTGAACAAGTTGGTCTTGGCGCTGGCTTCCCGCTGTTGTTTGGCGGTGGTGCGGGGTCAGTTATTGGCGGCGGCTTGGGCGGTCTGACTGGATCTTTTGGAGCACAAATTGCACTTAGCGCTGTTGGCCAGCAGATTGATAAGTTTGTTGCAGGTGTTGTTGAGGCAGGTAAAGCGTTTACAAGTGTCGGCAGTGCAGCTGATTTTATGGCTGAAAAGAGCTTGTTTAGCTCTGATGCAATGCAGTTCCGGATTGAAAAGCTGATAGAGGAAGGCGAAGTTTCACGGGCTGCTGCGTTGATGACGCAGGAAATGGCCAAGCAGGTTGGCGGCAGTGGATTGAAGGCTTTGAAAGATCTTGGCGACGAAGCCAACAAGATGGGCAAGCTGTTTAATGCGTTGATACTTCAGGTTCAAGCGTTTATTTCAAGAGCTTTGACTCCTTTGTTAGCCGCAATAAATAAAGTTGTTGGAGATGTTGTGCTAAATAATCAGTTTAACGCTTTGATGAGCGAAGCTACGAGCGCTAGAGCAAAAGAAATTGAAGAGTTTTTAAAACCGTTTACTAGGACAGTTAGGAAAGGTGCTGCAGCTAAAAGCGTAGTTACGAGCGAAGGTAAGCGCCTTGCGGTAGAAAAATTTGGCGGTCAGGTTATTCCAGAAGGTGCCGGTATTGAGCCAACACAGCTAGAACTGCTTAGGGCTGCAGACACGCAAAGCTCTCAAGGAGAGAAAGAAGAGGCTCGCATACAAAAACGCCTAGGAAGACTTGAAGAAGAGCGTAAAAAAGTTCTTGAGATTTCTCGATTCAAGGACAAGATTGCTGCTGCAGAAATGTCTCGGGACGAGCAGTTGGTCATTCGTCTTCAGGGAGAGCAGCGAATAGCCGAAATTGAAGCTCAACGCAAAAAAGACTTGGTTGACATCACGGATCAACGCTTGATCGATCAGATCAACATCAATGCAGCTACGGAAAAGCTGGCAGCAGTTCGAGACACAGAGCGTGAGTTGGCTGAATTTGACAGAGAGAGAAGGCAGCAAAGACTAGATGACATGCAGAAGTTTATTGAGCAACAATATGAACTGAATGAAGCGGTTAAACAGCAAGCTGCAATGGCTGAAGGCATTGCACAGGCTATGGGGCAAGGAATGACGCAATCGTTTGATTTACTTATCAACGGTGCAAAAAATTGGGGCTCTGCTCTTCGAGATATTGCGGCCAATGTCTTGCGTGACATTGCAAGGCAGTTAATTCAGATATACGTCATTGAGCAGTCCATTGGATTCTTAAAATCTTTTTTTAGCCCGTCAACACCACTTGGCGCAGGCGGCGGTCAGGTAGGGAGATTTGGGACGTTGGGTCCAAACTACGGTATTCCTCAGTTTGCAAATGGAGGCAATCCACCTGTTGGGCGACCTTCAATCGTTGGAGAACGTGGGCCTGAGCTGTTTGTGCCACGAACTGCTGGAACAATCATTCCAAACCATGCCATGGGCAACACCAGCGTCGTCGTTAACGTCGATGCTTCTGGAACGGAAGTACAGGGCAACCAAGGCAACGCTGATCAACTTGGCCGCTTGATTGGGCAGGCAGTGCAGGCAGAATTGATTAAACAGAAACGTCCTGGCGGTCTGCTTACTCGCTGATGGCTACCTTTCCTTCGATCAACCCCAGTTACGGGGCTAGCAAGCGCAGCCAACCGACTGTGCGGAACGTTCAGTTCAATGACGGCTACAGCCAAAGGCTGCGCTACGGCCTAAACACCGATCTAAAGACTTGGAGCTTGGAGTTTGAAGTATCTGAAACGGATGCTGACACCATCGAAACCTTCCTTGAGGCGCGTGGTGGAGCGGAAAGCTTTGACTGGTCCCCACCTGATGAGTCCGATACTTACAAGTGGATTTGCCAGGACTGGTCAAAGTCCATACCGTATCTGAATAGGGCAACAATCACCGCAACGTTTCAGCAAGTTATTGAGCCATGAGCATCATTTTTGAAGAGCTGCTCAACTCCAGCCCGTTTGCCATCATCGAGCTGTATGAGCTGGAGACGTTTGCCAAGATCCATGGCGCGGCCAACAGCTATTACTTTTTTGCTGGGCACAACAAAGAAGACAGTCCAGCCGAGATCGTTTTCAATAATCACACTTACTTGGCGTTGCCGATTGAGGCAGATGGTTTTGAGTACAAGGGTGATGGCGGCTTGCCACGGCCTACCGTTCGCATAGCCAACCTGCAGGGCAACATCAGTGCGATTCTGCTCGGCATCAATGAGTTCAATTTTGGCAACGACCTGATCGGCGCAAGGTTTACTCGTGTTCGGACCTTGAGTCGTTTTCTTGACGGCAGCAACTGGCAGAACGGCACGAATCCGTATGGAACGCCAAACCCTGGCGAAACCATGCCGAACGAGATTTATTACGTTGACAGGAAGGTCTCTGAAAACAGGGACTTTGTTGAGTTTGAGCTTGTCAGCTCGTTTGACATGGCTGGTGTTCGTGCGCCAAAACGTCAGGCGTTGTCAAATCTTTGCCAGTGGGAATACAAGTCAAAAGAATGCGGCTATACCGGCAGCGACAAATTCAATGAGGATGACACTGTCATCACTACTGCGGCAGCCCCTGGCTACACCTACACATCAGGCGCTGACGTTTTGTCGAGCGGTGTTTTCTTGCAGGAAAATGAGGAGCTGGTCTCGTCTAACGGCTGGTTCAGGCTGCAATTAGGTTCAGACGGCAACTTGGCGATTTATCAAAAGCCGCCGACTAATGAGACGGTGATATGGAGTACAAACACGGTTGACAGCCCTGGTGGCGGTGGGAACTATCAGTTGCGAATGGCACTTAACGGCAACCTGCCAATCGACCGTAACGACAACATTGGTGAGTTTATTTGGAACCCTGGCCTCAAAAAGATTGGGGACGTGAAGACCGGCACAAGTGGCGTGACGTTTCAAAACTGGACGCCTCTTGACGTCTATGGCGGACGCCCTGGTGCGTTTGGATATCAAATTGTTGTTCTTAACAACAGTGGGTCAGCGCCTACTGCAGCGGGACAAACGAGTGCGGCTTACAGCGTTACGTTCACTGAAAGCGGTCATCAAGGTTATGGGGCTGGCAGTCAAACGAGAACGTTAACGATTGAATTTACGTTCACCTCTGGCGCGTTATCTGACACGCATTACAGCGGACAAAGCTTTTCATGGAACAGCATTGCCTCTGCAAACGTCACTGGATCAACCGGATTGTGGCAAGACGGTGAAACGTATGTTGCAGGCGTAGAAATCAGCTCAAATAATCCATTCCGCAACAACCCAGTCGGAACGCTCAGCACAGTTGGGGCAGCCTATGCGATCACTAGCGACAATTGGAATGGCGTTTATCAGCTCAAGCTCAGAACTGACGGGCGCATTCAAATCCAAAACTCTGCCGGAAGTCGCGTGATTTGGCGGTCGAGTAATGGGGCAGTGACAACAGAACCAACTGTTGATGTTGCGACTGCTGCTCCTGATCAAGACGTGTGCGGCAAACGTCTTGGCAGTTGCAGAAAGCGTTTTCCTAACGGTGATGCCCACGGCGGATTGCCGTTTGGGTCATTCCCTGGTGTTGGAACGGTTCGTTGATGCTTGATTGGCAGCAGACTGCGCTTAAGCACGCAAAACAACAGGCACCGCGTGAGTCATGCGGTTTGCTTGTTGTTGTAAAGGGCCGTCAGCGTTATTGGCCCTGCAAGAACGTCTCTACGGAGGATGACTTTTTCATCCTTGATCCGTTCGACTATGCAGCGGCGGAAGATGCTGGAACGGTTCTTGCCATTGTTCACAGTCATCCTCAAACACCTGCGGTCGCTAGCGAAGCGGACAAGATGGCGTGCGAGCAGTTTGGGCTGCCATGGCACATCGTCAGTTTGCTAAACGACAGCTGGTGTGAAATCAAGCCATCAGGCTATG